TAAATAATTGATTTTATTATATTTTTTTAAATTTTTTTTATTTTTTTGGCCAGGTTCTTAGATTTGAAACGGTCGGTAGATGCAAAAAATAGAATTTCACGCGCAAGGCGAACCAGTCGTTAAATAGAAGATAGAAATAAAATAGAAAAGTTCTACGATAGTTATACGATTCTTTGAATCGTATATAAATATATATATAACATCTATGTAACCCCTCCCGTACAAGACTTATCCACAAGTTATCCACAGGTTATCCACAGACTTATCCACAGGGGGTTTACCCTTAATTTGAATTCGTCGGTAGATGGAAAAAATAAAAAACAACATGATGTGTTGCAATACTTTCTTAATCGTTTATACTGTTCTCGTAGTACACATTTAATCCTAACTATGAGAGGACAATATGAAGCTAAAACTCAATGTTTACATTGCCGATGGGGAAACCATTGGTGATGCTATCAACGCCATGGTCAACCAAATTGGTCAAGGCCAGCAAAAAGGTTACATCGAAGAATACCCATTCTATTCGGGTAACTGGGTGATCGAGCCTGATACCACACCAAAGTATGCAGACGCGGATCTTGATGATCTATCACAAATTCCTTTTGGGAGATAAGCATGAACAATCAACAAGATTTCGCGCCCGAAGTACGCAATTCAGCCATCTGGAGTGGGGATTCCCGCAAGGTAGCCAATGGCAAAGCCGTAGATGTGATTTTGGAAAAGCAAGGTAAAAAGCCTTTGCCTGATCTTTCTCATGTCGAAGCCGTGCAGATGGGTCACACCATGCAACCGATCATTGGTCGGCTGGCACAAGACCGTTTAAAAATTGAATTAAAGGATGCCGATTATGCAATCACCCACTCCAAGCACGATTGGTTTAGGTCTCATTTTGATTTTGTTTCTGCTGATGGTTCTGTACTTGTAGAGGCAAAAAACTACAATGCTGCCGTTAGAAACAACTTTGATCCTGATACCAACCGCGTTCCTGATGCGGATTATGCCCAGCTGGTGCATGAAGCTGCTTGCCATGGCATACAAAAAATCTATCTTGCCGTGCTATTTGGCGGTCAAGAATTCCAAACTTTTGAATTTGATATTTCAGAAAGTGAAAAAGATGATCTCATTAAGAAGATGGCTGAGGTCTGGGGGTACTGCCAATCAGGCAACTTACCGCCAGCTCAAAGTATTGAGCAAACTAAGATTATGTTCCCGCAAAGCTCTACCGCAGTTGTTACTGCTACGCGTCAAGTTGAAATGGCTATCACTCAGCTTAGAGATATTAAGAATCAAATTAAGAATCTTGAGGCTGCTGAGGAGCAAGTCGAGGTAGCAATCCGCAACCTGATGGGCGAGTCTCAAGAAATACGCACCGTTGATGGTCAAACCTTAGTCACATGGAAGTCTAGCAAGTCTAGTAAGCGGTTTAGTGCTGATCTGTTCAGAAGTGCCATGCCTGACATTTATGAGCAATTTGTTGTTGAACAACCAGGCGCAAGACGCTTTTTGGTTAAATGAGAGGAGTCATTATGCAAACCGAAGTAATTAAAATTGATCCAGTAAAAGCACAACAGTTTTTAGATAGTGCCAATTATGATAACCGCCGCTTGCGTGGCTGGTGGGTGTCATCCTTAGCCAACGCCATGCGCCGTGGAGAGTGGGTCTTAACCCATCAAGGCATTTCTTTTGACAGCAATGGTCGCTTGATTGATGGCCAGCACCGTCTGGCTGCGATTGTCGATTATGGCAAACCGATTGAAATGGTCGTTTCTAAAGGGGTTGATCCTGATGCGTTTAAGGTGGTGGACTCAGGCATTAAACGCACCATATCCGATCAAACGCATTTGCACAAAAAGACCGCAGAAACGTGTCGTTTGGCGGGGTATATGGTGTTTTCTGGACGCTTATCCGTCACCGCAGATCAATGCCTTGAAATTTACAACAGCGGATTTGGGCCATTACATGATGAGCTAATCGAGTTTTGTTCTGGCACTACGCAAGTATTTTCAAGCGCGTCTGTGCGCTTATGTGCGGTGATTGCCATGATGGACGGCATTTCTAAAGAGTATGTCAAGTCGGTTTATAGCAACATGATTGCGAGAAACTATACCGATTTGCCTTCGGTCGCACAGGTTTTTGTGCGTCAAGTGGACAGTCGCAAGATTGTGATTACCAATAAATCGGAAATTTTGGTTCGGTCGGAAAAGGTCTTTAATCCTGACTATGCCGAGCACACCCGATTGCGAGGTTCACCAGCCGACATTGAGGCTACTTATGCTTATATTCGTTCTGTTTTGCGTTCAGCTATGGGGGTGTCTTATGAATAGTATGGATATAGCAGTTTGGATTATGGCGGTGTCATCAGTCATTGACACTATCTACACTTTAGCGGAGATGATTCATGTCTAATATAGTCGCATATTCAGAAATGGAACAGATGGCCACGGCGATTGCCGCGTCCGGTCTGTTTGGTATGAAGGACAAGAATTCGGTTCTTGCCTTAATGGCCGTAGCACAGGCAGAGGGCTTACACCCCGCGACTGCTGCGCGGGATTTTCACATTATTCAAGGTCGTCCAGCCCTCAAAGCTGACGCGATGCTTGCACGCTTTCAGAACGCGGGAGGAAAAGTTGATTGGAAAGAATACACAGATGATCGAGTTACAGGAGTCTTTGAACATCCTAATGGTGGCTCTCTTGCGGTTACATGGACTATTGAACAAGCTGGACGCATCGGATTGGTCAAATCTGGAAGTGGGTGGCAGAAATTTCCTCGAGCAATGCTCCGAAGCCGTTGCATTAGCGAAGGAATCCGTAGCGTCTTTCCAGGAAGTGTCACAGGATTTTATAGCCCCGAAGAAGTAGAAAGCTTTGACGACAAGCCTTTGGCTAAGACTGTCAAAGAGATGGGTTCTGTTATTCCGAATGTCGTTGATTTATCAGCTATTCCAGATGACATTGTGGACGCTGCGCTGCCGCTTTATGTTCCTGGCATGGATGAACCCTATGCAAAATACATTTGCCAAGAGGATTGGATTGATGGCTTTGCCGAAATGCACGCCAAGATTCATGAATCAACCAAATTTAGTGCAGAGGAAAAGTTCGAGAAGATCAAACAATTTAGGGCAGTAAATGAAGAATATACAAAGTCTTTTGACGGCAATACAACCGCAAAGTTCTTATCCAAACTTGCAATCCACAGAAAGGAAATCAAAAATGTCTAACGGACACATCGCCCAGATGGGCAAAGGCGTTCTCTTTATGAACGAGAAAAGAACCAGCGAGAAGTCACCTGATTGGAAAGGCACGATTTTGCTTTCCGAAGATTACAAAGCGGGTCAGGTGGTGAAGTTGGCGGGGTGGACTAAAAACACCCCAAAAGGGCAGTTAATCAGCTTATCGGAAGATAACTGGAAACCACCAGCACAAGCCGCGGGAACTTACCCTCGCGAAGTCAATGACAACGATGTACCTTTCTAAGGAGTAGATGATGAAAAAAGTAATTGCTATGATGTTGGTATTGTTGGTATCAAGTGCTTATGCAACCACCAAATGCGTGCCTGATGGGCGCGGTGGAATGTGTTGCTGGGATGTTGATAGCCAAGGCCCATGGAAACCGATTAACTGCTAATGATTCATTTGAACCTACCCTATCCGCCATCAATTAACAATTACTGGATTGCCAGCGGGCATCGTAGGTTCATTAGCCAACGGGGAAGGGATTTTAAAAATGATGTGGCAGCTTATTGCAAGGAATGGCGCGTACCCAATTACGGCGATAAACCAGTATGGGTGGACATCATTCTTAGACCACGGTCTAAAAAACTTATGGATATTGACAACTGTGTCAAACCAATATTGGACTCACTTATCGGCATCGTATATACAGACGATGTTAGCGTTCAACGCATCACTATTGAACGCGGATTGACGATCAAAGGCGGTGGTTGCACCGTCATGATTGGATTGATGGAAGAAGATGTTGTACCTCCCCAAGCCTAAATGGGGTTAGGAAGGGTGCGCCAGCCGCCCTTTTTAGGCAAGCTGGCACTTTCTAACTTTTTAAGGGGATACAAATGGAATTAACTCAAAGACAAGAAATTATCAAGTGCTTAAAGCGTGGCTGGAAATCGCCGTTAGATGCGCTCAAAGAGGCTGGCACGATGAAGTTGGCCACCAGGGTCGGTGAACTCAAGCGTGACGGCTACCTAATCTTAGACAAATGGCACGAATCTAAAAAATACAAGCTCTACAAAATTGTGGGAGAACAACAATGATTATCAAATCACCGTTTTGGCACATCCTTCAAAAAGAGATTGCCTATCGCAAACGCGTAGCAAAAGAGCATCAAAACAATATGTTTACGATTCACAAAGTGAAAAGTGACATTGTGGTCATCAAAGTACAACCAATTAAGGGAAATTATGGACAACAGTCAAATTAAAGTGTTTGTAGCAACTCCGATGTACGGCGGGATGTGCGCTGGATACTTCACCCAATCAGTACAGCAGATGCAAGCCTTGTTTACGCAACAGGGTATTGAGACTCAGTTTAGCTATATGTTTAACGAGAGCCTCATTACTCGCGCCCGTAACGCGCTTACTCACACCTTTTTGAAAACGGGTTGTACGCACCTGATGTTTATTGATGCTGATATCAAATTTAGACCTTCTGACATTTTGGCGATGCTAGAAGTGGACAAAGACATTATTTGCGGGATTTATCCCAAAAAAGAGATTAACTGGAACACCGTCAAACAGGCGATGGACAATGGTGTGCCTAATGACCAGCTAAAGCACCATACAGGCTCTTTTGTGGTTAATTTGGTTGATTACCAAGGCGAAGTGACTGTGCCTGTCAATCAACCAGTAGAAATTTTTAATGGCGGGACAGGGTTCATGCTCATCAAACGCACGGTATTTGAGCAATTAGCCGACAAAGTACCAGCGTATAGCAATGATGTAGGCGATTTGTCTGGTCAAATGCAACAAGCAGAGCAAATTCGCGAATACTTTGCAACCTCGATTGAGCCTGGCACTAATCGCTTGTTATCAGAGGATTATCATTTTTGCCGTATTTGGCGCATGAATGGCGGTCAAGTTCATGCAGCTCCATGGGCGCAGTTGTCACACATTGGCACTTACGCCTTTGAAGGGCAGTTAGTAGGTGCGCCATGAAGTACCAGTTAGGCAATCTACTGATCGAAATGACCGATCGGCATACCTTACCCTACTACCAGCAGCAACATAAGCTCTATGACCGCTTTTTGCCTCATTTAGCCAAGTCTTTGACGGGTGATGTGATTGATGTGGGAGCCAATGTAGGCGCAACCATGGCAGCCATGGCACAAGTCAATCCGCAATTAGAGTTTTTCTGTGCAGAGCCTCAAGAGCATTTCTTTGCTGCGCTGCAACAAAACAAAAAACTTGTGGAGGAGAAACTCCAAACCAAAGTGCGGTTAATGAAAAATACGATTGGGACTGTTGGTGTACCGCTGACAGGCATCATCAGCGAATTTGGCTATAAACCTGATTTAATTAAAGTCGATGTTGATGGCATGGATTACGATGTGCTCAATTCATACAAGTTTGAACAGACTCCCATGCTTTATTTTGAAGCTGACTATCAAACCGAGACGCAGTTAGAGTTGTTCAAAAAGCTCATCTATGACCTCACATTTAAGGGGTATAGCAAGTTCTTTTTGTTTGATAACTTTGGCGCGTTCATGGGGGCAGTAGAACATGACCAGACGCATCATATTGATTACTTGTTTGATTACATTTGGACGCTCAAACAACGGCGCAGCACCATGACTATCTACTACATGGACATATTGGCAGTCACGCCAAAAGACGCACTACGCGCTTCTCGGTCAGTCAACGAGTATGTAGCATAATTATTTGACGGCAGTTAAGCCGACATTCAAGGATGCAACAAGTAGGGGTTTTTTCGGCTTTCCACTCTACGAGTTACAGTTGCCAAATTGATGCCGTCCTACAGTTTAATTTTTAACCAGACGCGTTCATGAAGCCAGTACAAAGCTATCTTGGAGAACAGTTCCACAAAAGCGATGGTGACCGCAAGGTTGGCTTGACCCGTAATAATCCAAGACAACACAAAGGTGTCAATGCTGCCCGTAATACGCCAAGTAACGGCTTTGAGCAAAGACTTGTAATGACTATCGTCTGCCACGCTTTTTGGCCGTTCTCTTTGATTTGCGAAAAGCCTCTGCGGTGGGCGCGCCTTTTGCGCTTGGCGTTCTCATGCGCTCGCCTGACCCTTTACGGATACGCTCACGCTTTTTGTGGATATTGGCATAAAGTCCCGGTTTCATCTGCACCCCCATCTGCGTCTTGCGGCTT